ACGGTTAGAGGATGCTTGCGTTGCGTTGTTTGCATTCGTTGTTTGATCGTACCAAGTAACAATAAATCCATTGTTAGAACCTACAAAAGTAGTTAGTGCAGACTCGTCAAGATTGCCATCTGTATCAAAGCCTATATCCTGCTCTGTGTCATCTGAGTCTCTTCTGACTCTAAATGCTGAACCTGCATAAGCAGTGCGTAATTTACGCACAGAGTAAGCCGCTTGACAATCCTCTCCGAATTGGTCGAGGAACAATGTTGCAGCAGGTGGTTCTATTTCCTGGCTTGACCTAAACGCATCAACCGCCAACAACTCAACCTCAACCATCTGTTCATCAAGCATAGGATCAAAGTCCTTTACCTTGTTTAGGATAAAGCGTTGGCCCATTAGAGTGTAATACTTAGAAAGGTCAAGGCTAACATATTCAGTACGTGAAAGCAACACCTTAGTCACTAATGTGCGTGTCGTAATAAACTTCTCAAGTGTAGTCTTCCAGAATCTTTCGTATAAGCCGTCTACCATTGTAACGGTATTGGCGTTGTATATGCCAAGATTAACGTCATCAATGTCATTGCTTACAATGTCTGTCAATCTACCTAAATCAGTAGCATCTGATGGTTGTCTTGTAACGCTTACATCAGCAACATCAACGTTTAGGATTGTGTCAAAATCAGATACCTTTGTTACGATACTTGACAACGAAGAGCCATCGCCCAATGCAAGTGTTTCATCTGTATGTACGTAGGGGTTTATAGTCATACAATTGTAGATAAACGGATAACCAAGTTGTGTGCTTAGTGTGCCGTCTGCCTGCTTGTAAACCCATTGCCTCCAAGTTGGCGTAAACAAGTACGCCTCTAATCCTGTGTATCTACTTGTTACAGGGTTAATAACACTTGTGTGTCGTGGCATACCCATTGGCGCAGAGCCTGACTTAAATACAAACAACCTGTTAGAATAGGAGTTGTCAGGATCAAAGGTTATAGATGTTGCCTGGTTTGCTTCGTCTTCTGTAATTGGGCCTACAAAGCCTCGTGTTCGTACTCTGTCAAACTTGGCTTGGTAGAACTTGCTCAGGCTTGTGTTAAATGGCAGCTTTATGTCTGTAATGCCTTCATCGTTGTTGCTGTCTAAGTCAATGATGTATCGCACTTCAGGTTGACTTACATTTTCGTCAGTTATAAATGGGTACATATTATCATCTATTGGATAAGTCTCAGTTCCCCAAGATAGGCGCACTTGTCTTTTGTAGTTGCTTGTTTTGTATTGTATTTCTTGCTGTACGCTTACCTTCTCACTCCAATCAATATCGCCTGAGTAAAATCCTGCGTATGTTGTGCCGTTCCAAGATGTCCAATCCTGTCGTGGCTCAACCTTTAGAGTAATGCCGTCAAAACTAAAGATAAGGTTAAACGTCTTACAGACATTCAAAAAAAAGTCAAGCATTGTAACCTCAGTAGGTAGAAAATGCCTCCAATCTTCTGTTGCTCCAAAAGTCACATTTGGATAGTCATCCTCACTTCTGTCTGAGTAATATATGTTGTTCCAAAATCCGTGCGTTGCGTTACCTGTAAAAAAAGTGCTATCTAACTTGAACGAGTCAAAGCCAAACACCTGTTGAACAAGTGGATTGGTCGCTGTGCCAAAAATGCCGTCAATAAGAAAATCAAGTCTAAACGCAGGCCAAAAGTCTGTGCCTCTGGCCTTGCGGCTTGAGCCTGTGTACGTTTCTGTGCTGTCATAGTTATCTGCATCGCTGTCGCTAAACTTGTACATATACGGATTTACGAACACATAACTTGGGTCGGCCATTGTTCTTGGATCTGGTATAACTCTTGCAAGTATGTTTGCATCGGTGTATGCAAGTTGCAAAACAGAACCGCTTGTGTTAGTTGTCATATCTGACATCTTTAACGATTGCAAAGCCACAACCCAAGGCTCATTGCCTCCAACAAATTGGCACTCAAATTCTATTGCATCTGTTTCACGTTTTGCTTTTAGTATGTAGACATAACCATCATCAATCACATTGCCGTTAACAATAACTAAACATTGTTGTTTGTACACGTTAATTGCATCAAGGTCTGTCCCTATAACGTGCGCATATCCTAATGCCTTTACATTGTCCTCGGTTGCAGAAATCTTAAACGACTTGCTAAATGTCTTATTTCGTTTGCTAATGTCTTGTATCTCTGCAATTGACTTACTTAACGTAAATGGAAAGTCACCGTCTTGGCCAAGTTGTATGTACTTGCTTGTCTCCTTTATGTATAGCTGTGTCGCTCTCATTGCATTTTGTCCATTGTGTCCATTTGATCAATTAACCAGGTAACCAATACGTCACATTGATCATAGGTCAAGTCCATTGAAAAGGTGGCCTGGTCATCATTGTCAAACGTCACGCACACATAGTTGTCTGCTTTACGCAGTTTGGGATACATCACTTTTAGCTCTGTTGTTGTCATACGTCTGCATATCGGTAAGTAAAAGATAATTGTTGCACCTTGTCGTTTTTGATCACGTCAACCTTACCATCGTTTATTGTTATTCTACGTATTTTTTCTGTCCCTGTATCAGGATGCGAAATGTCAAAAGTGCCGTATGCTGGGTCAACGTCAACACAGTAATGTACTGGGCTTGCAAAAAAGTCTAAGGCAATCTCTCGTGCTTGTTCTTTAGGATATGGCAAGTTATTGTTAACGGTAAACTCAAACTCACTTTTAGGGTTTATTGATCTTTGTCTTGCGCCTGTTAAAAGGTAACGTCCTAAGTCATCTGCGTTAGCGCCAAATGGGTCAGTATTGACAAGTGTAGCATTGTCTCGACTGCTAACAACAGACTCGTTAGTTTTGCTGTTTAGCGTTAGAACTTCGTGAACTCCAAAACGATTCATATAGATAAACGTCTTAGGGCATTTGCCAAAAAGGCTAGGATTTAAAAACTCAATAGTTGCTGTGCTTTGGTCAGGCACGTCTCCTATGACAACTCTTATTTTTTTGTAGGTTGATTTTATTGTAGCCGTTGCAACATTCCAGCCTGATTGTCCTGACGCTGTGCTTAATGCACCAACATCGTCAATGTTTACAGGTATGCCAATGACCTCCTCTTGCGATACAAAGGAAGATGCTAAATCAATAATTGCTGTGGCAATAATGCTATTGTTTAAATCTGTCGCTGTTACCGTAAGGTCTGAACTTATACCTGCATCGTGTCGGTTAAAAATGCACACACGGCTGTAGTCTGTTAACATATTAACCGTCTGCCTTCCATCTCGCAAGAAAAACGAAATAGGATCGCCTAATTGTGTTGTTCTGTAATAAGGCAACGTAGTTAGGAAGTAACGATTGTCAATGTATTCTTCTGCAGTTCCTTGGCCATTATATAGTTGGTGCTTGAACTTGCACATAAAAAAGTCATTACTTTGTGCTTGTGCCGAGACAGTACCATCTGTTTCTATCTCACGCATATCAATTTGTACATCCTGCGACAGATTAGTGTACACGTGAATAGATGGAGTAGCGTCAAAGCTTACAAGGTCATCACGGATAATTGACAAATGACTATTTATGTAATCGCTTACGTTAAAGGTAAACTCGTTGTCAATCTTTGGTGCATAGTATGAAGGTATACCCAGGCCTGTCGTTGCTGTGTCGGTAATTGTAAACTTGATAAATTTAATACTTGCGTTGTCGCTTGTTGCCTTAATGACAAGCGGATACTCGCTACTTGAAAACTTGTCAGTATTTGGTTGGTCTGTTATAGTGATTGCCATTGCTTTGCTATTGTGGCCTCAAAAGATGCCTCTGCTTGTTTATCTAATTCACGCAGAATGTCAGGCTCAACGGCCTTTATTGTGTCTGCGATCACGTTTAATTTGTTTTTGTCCTTTGGAGCACCGAACTGTCCTATCTTACGAGCAATTGGAAATGCAGCCTCCTTTGGTATGCCTCTTGCCACACACCACTCGATTATCCTGTTTAGTGGTGGTTGCTTACCTGGTGCTCGGCCTTTCTCTACGTACTGCCATTGCTCTGCACCCATAATGCGTAACACCATATTGCCTGCATCAAACTCAGAAAACAACGAGGCGGATGTACGCCCTGTAGCGTTGCGATCTTTAAGTTTCATTGTAGCCTTTAGACCGCTTATAATCTCCTGTGCTATTTTATCTGCATTAATATTAATCATCGTGTACACAGAAGTCTGTCTCAACGTCAACGTTGAAGGTTACGTACAAAGCACAAAGGTTAAGTTGTGAACTATAAGGTATGTGTCTCATTTCAAGGCCACCTGTGACTTGTGTCTCTGGATACTCGCTTACATTGTCCAACAACGTAAAGGTTAACGTCTCAAAGCCGTTCATCTTAGTCCACCAATAATCCCATCGGTTTACGGCTGTTACTGTTTGATCTGCTTGGTGTAGGTTGTCAGCCAATAATAGAACAACCTGATAACGGATGTATTGTCCGCCTGTATACTCTACGTCTGCAATGTTAGCATTTTGCAACATCACACCGTAGTACGGCATTGTTTGATTAGCAAGCTTGTTCAACTCACTCTCGTCCCAAATGTAACCGTAGGATGTTATACCGTTTGCACTAAAGGCGTGCTCTAATCTGTTTTTGACTTTAGATAGTGAGCCTTGTGACATTAGTCTGCTTTGTGTAGTATAACCATAAACCCTGTGGTGTGGACTAACGGCAGCATTGGCTCGTCCTTGTCAACTTTCTCTGTCTCTGTGCCTAATACAGGCGTAACAGATACAATTGAGTAACCTCCGTTTGGGTTAGATCTTAGATCAAATGGATTAAGGTAGTCGTCAAGTGTAGACATAACTGCTACCTCGCCTCTATTTATTTTATCAATCTGTCGTGAATCGAACTCTTTAGTCTTTTCTTTAAACCGATCATATCGGTCTCTAATGTTTTGTATTTCGCTTGTGCTTTCCGCCTGGTCTAAGGGTATAAATAGTGTCTTAATTGCCATTGGTTGTGTTTGCCCTAAATATAGACAATAAAATCCAAAGTCATTTTGCACCTATATCTTCTGTTGTTTTCTGTTATGTTGTATTATGTTCTTTTCTTTTCTTTTCTATTCTTTTAGCATTGCTACAGCATTGCAACAGCATTGCTACAGCATACAACCTATATATATCAACACTTTACAAGGATAGTATTTGGATAAATGTCTAAGAGTTGTATCTTAGACTTAAAGAAGGATATTTCTTGTGTTTAGTTTAGAGCCTCTGCCTTAATTGGTGGAGGCTTTTTTGTTATCTTAGGCAGATGGACTTAGAAATTACCTACGGCATTTGCGTTGTAACAATCTGGTTTGTTGGCTTTGTATTCGTAAACAAATACCTATGATACACGATGTGTTGATCATTGTGTTCTGCACGGCCTACATCTTAGGCATATTCTATTGGGTTGGAAAGTCAATCAACGACTGACGTTGTGCGTTGTCAATACGATCTTGAGCAATAGCAAAGTACTTGTTATCCTGCTCGATGCCTATGAAGGAGCGTTTAGTGTTTACGCAAGCAACACCAGTTGAGCCTGAACCCATTGTAAGATCAACAATCAAATCTTCTTTATTGCTAAACGTCTTTATTAGGTCTTCCAATAGCAACACAGGCTTTTGTGTTGGGTGGTATCCGTCATAGTCCTTTTTATATTTAAGTATGTTGCTTTTGTACTTCTTGCCTTCCCATAGGTTAAAGGTGCTCAATGTTTTATTTTCAAAATCTTTATATATTTTATAAGCATCTTCATAATTCAAAAATCCATCCATTTTATTAATACTATACAACTCTATTAAAGCGTTGTAGGTTTTTAAAGTATGAAAATTGTATCTTCTTGCCTTGTCGCTATTAAAAGTATCTAACACTGCATACTTAGCATATCCTGCCTTTTCAAAATCGTTATATATTTCATAATTACTTTTATTTATAAAGGCCCTTATTTTATTAGTATATTTTTTTATAGGGTTTGTAGTTGTATCTTCTGATTTACTAAACACCAAAATGTCTTCAGTAAAAAAGACCATATTTTTATTGGCACCTAAAGCAAACGCAAAGTTATTTTTTTCCCAAGTCGCTCTATAGCTAAATAGTATATTAGGAATTGCTTGAGTTATGAGCCTACTTGTATAGGGCTCTTGACTAAATAATATCATTTTACCGTTCTTTCGAAGTATTCGATTTGCAATTTCATACACCTTTTTAGGGTCTATTGCTAAATCCCAATTCCCTAACTCTACAAACCTTTTAATTTTATTTCTATTTTTTCCGCCCATAGTTCCGTAGGGCAAGTCTGTTAGTATTAGGTCAACGCTTCCGCTTTCTATCTTGTCGCTTTCAATAAGGCAATCGCCTTTGTGTAGTTGTATCATATTCTTACTTTATGCTAAATGCTCGACTGCTGTGCAGCTTGGCGTACCTGCTTGCATCAATAGCGTGATCAAGGTACTTGCGTGGCGTGTCCAGGAGTATGCCTGACCTTGTACGCTCGTAGACATAGTTACGTAACTCCTTAATAAGATTGATTGACCGCTTGGTTACTACAAACGGCTTTGCCTTCATCATTGCAAGGCCACCATCGACAGAACCTCTAAACTTCTTGACTCCCATTATCTGCACACCGTGCTGTCCTAACTGACGAATAACGGTCTCGTGTGAAGGGTCAGCTACAACCATACGCCTTACATCTCCTGCACGTATTACCGCCATTAACTTATCAAAGCCAAACCCTGCTTCGTAATGTATCTCGTCATAGTAGTCTATGCCATCGTGTTGCCATAGGTCGATTAGTGTTGTTGGGTTAGATTCTCCAAAGTCCATACCTGAACAGATGTATCTTGCATTCTCTGGTAGGTTGCCAATGCTCCAAACAGATGGAGGGAAAATAGCATTTTGTGGCAAACCGACTTCTCCAAGACCATATACCCTCCACCAATCAGGATCGTGCTTTCTGCTCTCTATGTTGTCAATCGTTACCTGGTCAAGTGCTTCGTTGTGCGTGTAGTTTAGTTTGACAAATCGCACCTTATCTCTAAAGTCCTCCTCTGGATGTCCAAGTATCTCGGTGTGTGCCCAGAACTCTGCAACAGGATTAAAGTCAATGATTGACCACTTTCTTGTCCTAATAAACAACTCACTCCACGCTTGATAAGATATGTTGTTAGCCTCGTTTATAAACAGGTAGTCACGTCTTGCACCTCGCAGCTTATCGTCTTGATCAGCACTAAAGAACTCAAAGGTTGTATCGTTGATTGTGTAGGTGTTATCTGTACGGTTGTGATTGCTTACAGTATACAACTCGTTGTCCTGTAGTATCTTTTTAAAGTCACGTAATGCACCACGCTTTAAATGTGGCAACGACTCAGATACAATTGATATAAGTCCTGTGATGCTGCCTTTATACGCTCCTATTATCAGTGCTTGCAGTATGGCGTATGTCTTGCCTGCTGACGTACCGCCTTGTACAATAGTAATGCGTGAATCGTGTATGTCTGTGACAATATTGCGATATGACGAAGTAAGTATCAATTATCTTCTATTGCCTTACGCACCTCCTCGTTAACAGGTTGTATAATCAACTCAGTCTTTTGCTCGTTTGTAATCTCTTGCTTTGGTTGACCATAACCAGAGTTCATAAGTGCGTTGTATGCAGTCGTGTCTCCTGTAAAGGCTTTCTTGATTTGCTCTAACGTCATTTTGTCCTCTGCTGTCATATCAACCTCGTTGCCTTGCAGGTCTAAACCTTTGACAAAAGCATCTAACCACTTACGTACAATTGTCGCTCTGTTTTTGCTGCCTTTTGGCCGTCCATTGGGATTGCCTGACTTACCCTTTTCCCATTGTTGTAGTTTGTTTGGAAACTCTCCCATATTACGTGTATTTAACCTGTACTTGTTATTTAACCTTAAAAATATTACCGCTTCGGTGTAAGTGTATAGTGTTCTTGTCAACAACGTCTTCAGGATCAATTGACAGTCCTTGGTAACGTACCTCAAAATGTAGGTGTGGCCCTAACGAGTTTCCTGTACTTCCTACAATACCAACTGGACAACCTTGTGGTATCCAATCGCCCTCTTCAACAAGCAACTCTCTAAGATGCGCATAGTACGTCTCTAAGCCGTTCAAGTGTGTTACAATGACCAAGTAACCATATCCACCGTTGTAGCCTGTCTTAGCGTATCGCACACGCCCTAACCACGAACTCTTGACCGTATCTCTGTTGTTGTGTGATATGTCAAGTCCGTGATGTATACGGCCATTCCTGTAACCGTGTCCACTAACCAATACACCGTCCACAGGATAGTGGATTTCTGTTAGGTGTAGCGTTGCCGTGTCAGGCAAGCTTACAGGTCGATAATGTATCTGTGATGTTGCGGTCAATGCCCATAAAAGCATTAGAACCATTGTATAACAATGAGCCATAGTATTAGTGTTATTCCAACTGACATTAAGATTATATCTATCATAGTTCAGTAAGCATTGTTAGTAACTCCTCTTGCGGAAACATATCTGACTTCCACTTGTTCGTGTTACTGTGTGTCCATAGCCCTTTAACTCTGCCGTAGTATGCGTCAACATTCCACTCAAATGCTGCTGCACCTTTTTCCTTAACAAGTTCTGGTAATCCCTTACGGATGTCAATGTTGTCCCTGTTGCCTATAAACTCGATCAAATGCTTTAAGGCGTTCAGTTGCTTGTCGCTGTATCTGTGCCAATACTGCTTGTTTTTAAACGCCTTGTCAAGTTTAACAATCTGCTCCTCGTGGACTTTGTGCCCTGCGTAACATTTGCCGTCTTTTATGTAACTAAAGTTGCACACCTCAATACCAACGCTGTCCGTGTGCATTGCCTGGTTGCCGTTCTTGCCTAAGTGCCAAGCATAGCCACCGTCTGGAATACACTTTACGATCTCGCCATCGTACTCAAAGTCAGTATTAAAGATTGACGGCCCACCAATAACAAACTCTGTTGCAATACGGCCTCGGTTGTCACGTCCCCAATTATCTATGCACTTGTAAGGATTGTGCCATCCTGCTGTGTGATGTAGAAATAGATACTCTTTTTTAGTAGGCCCTTCCAAATACTCGCCTTTTGGCAGGTAGTGGTTTCTAATGTCTAAGTCTAAAAAGTGCTCAGGCTGTGTGTCAGCCTCTTGCTTGTCTGTGGTTGCAAGTTGCAACATTGTCCAGGTCTTAGGGCCAACAATGCCGTCTGCCCATAGCCCTTTGTTCTTTTGGTACTCCTTTACGAAGTGTTCTGTGATCGGCCCAAATATGCCGTCAACGTCAATTCCAAGTGCTTCTTGGATAACACGCACATTGTCTCCTGTACATCCTTGATATAATACTACCATAATCTAAAAATAATTAAAATTGTTTACGCTTCACACACGGTTATAATACCTCCGTTAATCACATCGCTACCAATTAACACCACGCTGCCGTTAGGGTTAACGTAAAAAAATCCTGTGTCCCTGCCTCCTCTAATCATCTTGCTCAACTCGTTAACCTCTGTGCCTCGGCAGAACATTGTCGTGTGTTCTCCGTTGTACTCTATGTCAATTCTTATCTTCATAATACTGTCGTTTCAACGCTTCTTTGCGTTCATTAAATAAATCATATTGCTCCTGCTTCTCGTGTTCTTCTGGGAGCATTAGCATAATGTTGTCAGGGTTTAGTTTAAACGAAGGATACTGTCCTTTGCTTAGTATGTGAGCAAACTGCCAATGCCATCGGTAATCGTGCCGTGGTAATAACGGCTTGCCTGATACCTCGCTTACGTGCTCACGAGTTGCCCAAACGTACTCAAACAGTTCCTTCTGGCTTTTCATAAGTTTTAACGACTGCTGTGAGTATTTTCTGCACCACCTCGTCATTTTTCATCAATGCAAGTAGGCCCTCTGCACACTTGTTTGCATCTCCGTGCATTCCTGCCGTGACTACACCCTTACGATTGACGTACACTACCAGAGCGTGATCAATGTCCTGAGGTACTGCATCCTTAATTTTCTGTCTTAATCCCATAACTTAGTTGATTTATCAATATGTAAAAAGCCAACCGACTTGCTGACCTTGTCATTGCGATCAAAGTCTGTCGTTTGTGGCATTTCTCGGTCTGCCCAAACAGGTTGACGTAACTCTTGCAAATTAAACGAGTACACGCCTTCTGGAGTAGAGCAAATATAAAAAGGTATCCATCCCTTTGCACGTTCCATCAGTGCATTGTACTTAGACCGTTCAATCAGTAAATCATCGTAATGTGATCTCCTACACTTTAACTCCACATATACATTGTGCTTTACTGAGTAGCAATCATATGACTCATATTGGTCTTGACTCTGCGTTAGGTCAGGCACTAAGTCCTTTAACGCCCAAAATAAATCCTTCTCAGAATGGTAGGACATCGCTATGCTCTTGTGCTGCTGTTGTTGATTGTGTTTTGCCACCAACAAATTCAAAGCTTGTAACCTCTACATCTACTGCGTACCTGTCTATTCCGTTTTTGTCTTGGTATTTTCGGTGTCGAGTCTTTCCTTCTATGTAGATTTGATCGCCTTTGTTTACGTACTTGTGTAGTGTCTCGGCTGTCTTGCCATAGGCCACCACATTGTGCCAATCAGTACGTTCTTGCTTTTCTCCGTTCTTAGTCCAACGCTCAGACGTTGCAACACTAAACTTACAAATTGTAGTGCTTGCATCAACAATCTCTGGTTGTTGTCCTACTCTTCCTAAAATTAACTGCTTATTCATAAATAATCTTTTACTTTATCATAACTAACGCTCTTCACGTCCTCCATTTTACCCCTACAACCACAACTGTGTGGTCTTGTCGCATACGTAAAAGTGTACTTGCCACATTTACATAATTGTATTCCTTTAATTTTTGTGTCTAACTTGTCATTACATACCTCACAAGTAAACGTATTGCGCTTAATTGAGTACTTATACATTGTTGTAGAATTTAAGCAATTGTGCTTGCTTCATCTTTAGTATCTTCTCGTTCTTAGAGTCAAACGCATACAGCAACTCTCCAACAACTTTAACATAATCCTCAAGGCGTGACCATTCAAAGTATTTCTTGTCAACCTCAAGGCCAAAAATCTCATCGTGTGCCTCTCGTAGTGCGTTTATGTTTCCTGTAACCAGGTACTCACAGACTCGTTTTTCAAACAAGTGTAAATATCCCTCTGCTATTGTTTCATAAGTGTCAAGCATATTCCAAATTTACTAAAATTTAAAATGGCGTAAAGTCCACATTGTCAACATCCCAATTATCGTAACGACTACTTTGTCCGACAAACCGCAAGTCAACACCACCACAAACACCTTCACGATTTTTCTTTATAATTGCATAAGCCTTGCCTTGTTCAGTTGCTAATCCAGAAACAGGATCAACTTCTAATTGGTAATAATCAGGTCGATACAAAAAGGTTACCGTGTCAGCATCTTGCTCAATACCTCCAGAGGCACGCAAGTCGCTTAGTTGTGGCAATTTATCAGTTCTTGATTCAACACTTCGACTTAACTGATGCAACAGCACAATCGGTATGTCTAACTCGTTTGCCATTGCGTGAATGTTTTTAGAGTTCTGCGTAACGCCTCTGTACTCGTCCCCATTATCGTCCATAAGTCCAAGGTAATCCATTACAAGAATAAACTTGCCATACTTGGCTTTCCACTTTAGGCACTTAATACGCAACTGAGCAAAGTTAATGCTTGGCGTATCGTCAACCTCAAAATCAAGTTCTTGCATTGTAGTGTGTGCTTGATCGTACTTCATACGCTCAGAGTCGTTTATCCTGTTAAGTCGTAACCGCTCTGTCTGGATACCGCTTAGATAAGACTCTACACGTAGTGCAATCTTGTCCCTAATCATCTCGCCACTCCAAAAGCAAACAGGCAACTCCCTGCAAGCATTAACCGCAATACTAACGGCAAAGGCTGTCTTACCCATTGCAGGTCGTGCAGCAACCACGTGAACTCCTGTATAAAGTCCTCCAATTGACTTGTCCCATTTGTGAAGTCCTGTCGGCACTCCCATCATACCACCTTCTCGTGTGCTACGTTCTGCAAGTTCACGATTCATAATTGTACCAAGTCGCTCTGGTTTAACCTGCTCAAAGCTTGTAGTCATTGCGTTAACTCGCTGTTGTACGTTGTCAAGAAGATCGTTAACAGATACATTGTCCTTCTCGGCCTCTTGTGCGATCATCAAACCCATTAACTCAAGTTCTCGCTTTATGGCTCTGTTTTTTAGTATCCAAGCGTGTGCCTCAATATTAGCAGAACTGCCAAGCTTGTTTGTCAATGCTGCTACATCATAGGCTTTAAGGTTGCTACGTTTTGCCTTTAGCTTGTCGCATACCGTTAGAAGGTCAATAGGCTTACCGTCTGCGTTTACTTCGACTATTGCCGTGTAAACCTCCTCGTGCCATCCTGTAAAGTAATCTGGCTGTAAAATGTTAGATACTACGTGATAAGCACCTTTTTCCATTAGGATAGAACCTAATACAATTGCCTCTATTTTCTCGTGTTGCATTACAGTAAATTAATTTTAGGCTTTGACTTTTCATCTTTTCTCCACCAAGTACGTGCCGTAGATTTCCAATTTTTAATCTCAAGACCGTTATACTTTATCCAACCTTGTGAGTCGTAATATAGAAAAAAAGCAGATGCCTCAGATACAGGTTTACCATTTTCCTTAAAGTAATCAGCAACCTGTTGCTCTGTTGGTTTAATAAACTTCTGTTGTGTTTTTTTCTGTTCTTTTCTTTTAGCATTGCCGTGGCTATGCTGTTGCATTGCTGTTGCATTGCCGTTCCATCTTTTGCGTGCTTTCTGTTGTGCAATCTTAGTACGATTTACAGCACCTTCAACCTCCTCGCATATCCAATCAATAACCACCTGGTCATTCTCAACACGCATAAAGCCACGCTTAAATAATCGGTCAATCGCCTTATCATTGCGTATGTACTCTCTAAGCATTTCTTCGTCAACATCACACTCACGTGTAAACAACAAGTTGCAGCAGTCAATAAACACACCTTTGACGGTGTGCGATTCCAACATTATCCGTCCAGACATCCACGTTTGCGGATAAAACTTAAACCACTTCAGAGCCATCAGTCAACAGTTTTTTAATTACGTTTAACCTGCCTCCAATTGTTGGCTTACCTTCTAACAGTTCTAGAATCTTTAAAGCCTTGTCGTGCTTTGTGTCTGACTTGCTGCGTTTCATATAGTACACAAAGTCGGCATACCTATTAGCATAGTCCTCTTCTGTCTCCATACGGTCGTTAAACTTCCTTATTGAGTTTATAATTGTAGCGTGATCTCGGCACAATGTCCTGCCTATCTCTTTCAATGACATAGGCGTTTCCTCTCTAAGAAAGTTGCACATAAATTGCCTTAATTCAATTAACTTTTTCCTACGATTTGCACACGTAATATGTGCTCTGCTTAGGTCATAGTTTTCCTTAATACGTTTAAAAACGTGTGTTGCATTCATAAAAAATCATTAATAAAATTATCTAATTGCTCTTCTGAGCATTTCAAAAAATACTTAGCACATAGGCTAAGTGCATCCGAATATAGGGATTCAAATTCATCTCCGTCCATATCTGCAAAACTAATTGACTTCGGAAATATCATTTCAGTTCCATTAATAGTTGTATGCGTTTCGTATCTACCTGTTTGAATAAGTATTTCTTTACGCAGTCGGTCAACATCTCCAAAGCGAATAGCATACGCCTCTGGCATATTGTCAACAACCACTTTAAGCATCTTAAAAAACTTTCTATGAAATTTTGGATTTCTTACACGCTTAAAGTTTACCACATATATCTGTGATGGTTTAAGGTTGTGATCGTCATTCATTGGTACAAGCTTACCGTCTATGTACGCCACCTCTAACTGCTGCACGTTTTGCTGCTTGTGTTGATGAATAATTGTCTAAGTCCCTGATTGGGTCGAGTTGATTCTGCTTTGCCTTGTTAATCAGAACAAGCCGCTCCATCATATCAACCTCCTCTGCCTCTGCAAGTATAGCCTCTCTTTTATCATCGCCATAGCTTGACGTAGACAATAGCCTTTCCAGATACATAAGTTGGTTGTACTTAATTTCACGAGCCTCTTGTTCGCTGTTAAGCAGGTCGTTTATTGTGTCGTATGTTACAAACTCCCAACTCATTGCTTCTTAATTAAGACGTATTGTTGAGTAAACTGACCGTCATTGATCATTGTGGTCATCTGGTCAAGCCGTCCACGTATCTCACGAGGTACAAACCTCATCTCGCCTTCTATTTGTACAAGCGGATACTCGTAAAGGTCTCGAGCCACGCCAATTTTGACAGCAGCCCTCTTTAGTGCATCGCTTATACCGCCCTTAGTTGACTCAATGGCTGTATCGTCTGCACCGTCTTCTTTACTAATCCAACCGTCTTCAGTTTTTACCGACAGCGTACACATAACACCCTTGCCTTTCCATTCTCTGTAACTATCTGTCCACCCTTCAGGGCCAAACGCCTCGTCAAGTCTATTCATCACAGCACGGCTCTGGATGTATGGCACAATCGTGGTCTTGCCACCTTTCGCACTTTGTACACGCCATTCGATCTCATTAGGCTGTATCGGTTTTTTTAGAATCTCGTAGTTAGTCATTTTTAAAATATTTATAAAGGTCATATAATCCTGTTGCACATTCGTCAAGTTCGCACATATCAATAACGCAAATCGCATCGCCAACAGTTAACTCAAACACGTTGTTGTTGTTTGTTAGGGCAACCATTGCACGTTCGTAGTGCATAGGTCGCTCGTCTTTCTTCAGTAACAAAGTTGTTACTTGTTCTGGGTTTAGTTTATCCAATAGTGTCATTGTCTAATTCATTAATAAGTTTAGCAATAAATGTTACAAAGTTATGGCTTCCGTACTCGTTACGCAATACCTCTGCAACGTGTGTTGCAAATTGTTCAGCAGGTAAGTTGTCCTGCAAAGCCTCAGCAATACGTCTTGCCTCAGGACTGCAATTGTTATTAATTAGGCTCATTATACGTTGTCTTGTTCTTGGTCACGTAATTCATCATAAGGACAGATAGCCCAATCGCCATCTTTGTTGCGCCTCATATACCAATCTTCACCGTAATACTTTTCTTCTTGATAAAGTTTTGTGAAGTAAGTTAGGTATTTGTTGACGTACATATACAGACCTGTCTTATCGTTGGACATTTCTTCGTAAGTAGGCCAAGCCTTCTCGTTAAGTTCATCATACCATTCTTTAAACTCCTCGCCTTTGATGGTTGTAATGCGATACGCTGAAGAATCGTAATCCTTTGTTCCGTAATAGACTATAAAGTCGTTTTTGTCGTGTAATTCAATTGATTTAATAAAATACATAATGTTAATAATTTAACACGAATATACACATTGCATCTAATTATGCAACACCTAGCTAAAAAAAAATTATCTTTAGGTATGTTCACATTGGAGATCACTACATTAGACGGACAGCAAACCGTTGAGTTGCCGTCAGGATGGCACGAAGTAAGCTACACGTACTATAAAGAACGCATCGCACCCTTTGCACAACCAGAAGAGGATGTTGTAAAGAACAACGTTAAACTTGTTTGCTCTATGCTCGGCATCAACGCAAGCGAGGCAAATGTTATGGAGTTCTCTGCTATACTTGGTAACCTTATGATGTGGATGGAGGAAGTGCCACAGGTTAAAGAGTTTTGGCACAATGACGCTATGTATCAACTTCCTATACTTGGTAAGGCACAAGCAGGCGATAAACCATTTATGACGGTTGGAGATTGGGAAAACGCAAACGATGCGATGAAGTTCTTGCAAGACTCAGAGTACGACCAAGACAATAACGCAGATGTTGGACTTGTTTTGTTGGCTGCATTGGCAAGAGGACCAGAAGAAGTAACTGACATTGAATTTGCACGTAGACTAAAGGAATGGCAAAATATCAATATGGATGCAATACTATCCGCTTCGTTTTTTTTTCTTTTGTTCAATCACACATTCAAGAAGGATATCCAGCATTCTTTGACAGAACTCACGAAAAAAGCAACTCGTCTGCTCCCAAATATAACTTTGGATGGACTACGATGGTTGCACGACTCGCATCCGCAGGTATATTTGCAAAGCCTGCTGAAAAAGGAAGTGTCATAGAGCACACTTACCAAGCTTGCCTATTAGAGTTTATGAAATACGGACAGATATACGCCTCTGGTAACCTATAAGTCCATTAGGCAATTAATCGCTGTGTGACCGCCTATAACAACACCACAACCAATAGCCTGCTTCTTGTACTCACGAGCATAACTCATCGCATACGAAGTCCTATCTATACCGCAACCGATTTGCATACCAAAAATCTTAAATTTATTGCCAACCATCCACTCAGTATAGGCTTGTGTGTGAATATGTCCTTGCACCGTTGACATCATATCGTTTTTGGCTCGTGTTCGTGCCGTACCTCCTTCTCCGTGTACGTACTGAACGTCATCAATTACAAAGCGTGGTTGCCAATCCCAATCAGTACCAAGCACTTCGTTGTAAGACTTAATCCAAGCCTTTGGAATGTTAGAGGAAAAGGCACGCCTTCCAATCAATCTGTCGTGATTGCCCACACAAACCGTAGCCTTCTTAAATGCCTTACTCCAGGCTTGCACTTTTTGTATCGCAAATTCAAGTTCATCTTGTCCTCCAAGGCCGTCAGGACTTGTCTCGTGATATGAGGCATAGTGATTATCTATGATGTCCCCACAGAAATGCACGGCATTGCAGTTAAATTTTTGATAGGTCTCTACGCAGAAATCAAGGTATCCTTCTAAACAAAAAGGCTCGTGCAAATCACCTATGACAAGCAATCTTGTTTCGTTGCTCGTAATGTTGTTGTAAGCGGCTAATCGTTGTCCGCTTAGTCTTGGCCTAATCTCTGACATATAGTTTTAATTGTATTAAATAATGCACCAACAAGTGACTCTTGGTATTGCAGGTTTATCATTCGACTATAATCATAGTACAAGTCAACACTACCTGCGTATATTATAAAAGACGGACATTTTGGTTTTTTTAATATAGCGTGCTCGTGTTCCAAATCATAGCAAACTTTGTCCACAGGCATTTGCCAACCTTCCATATTTATAGACATCTCTTCGTAAAGTAATTCGCCTATCTCCTCGCTACGATCACGGATGTTGCCTAAAATGCGTATTCCTGACCTTTCGTGTGTGCCTGTATAGATTGATAAGGCAAACGTGTCGAAAGCCATTGTATAGCTGTTTAAACGCTGCACACGTGTACACTCAGATACGTTGCTTAGTTCTGGACAGATGTTGGTGTAGTGTAGAGTCTCGTAATCTAACTCTCTCTGAAGATCATTGCATATCCAACGACTAAAATTGCCACCGTTAAGGATGCCGTGTCTAAACTCAGGAGAGTGCTTGCCATTGTATTGCCCTGCAATAGTACCTCCACCTTCAGGATTTAAGATTACCATTGAGAAACTTTTTGACTGCCGATAATAGTCCTGTGCCTGTTTGCCGTTGTATGTTCTCATAAACACTAAGCATCTCAGTTGATGCGATTACACTACTAACTGCAAAGGATACAATTAGTCCACCGTCTGCTAAGTACAATAGATCAAAAGCGTGTGCAATTAATATAGCAATAAAATACGCAATTAACTTGTCTATTGTCTTGCGTACACCTCGACTTATAAAACGCATATTTGAGGCACGCCAACCTGTGTACAAATCAGCAAATACTAAGACAACAGTAAACACAAGATACCAGGCAATAGGTAGCAAGAACCATCCAATTGCTGTAAGTATCGTTGTAAGTATGCTTTTATGTATCACTCTTCTTTGCACGTCTACGAAGTTTCCGCTCTGCTCGTAGTTGCCTTCTCTTAATTCGAGTTGCACGCAGTTTTGCACGTGCTTCTTTTGCAGGTCGCTTAATCTCTAAGCGTGTTCTTTGGTTGTCTGCTATTGTTGGCAGAGCCTTACCAAATCCTGCTAGGAACTCAA